GTAACATCCATCCACTTCTTGAACCAGTGGTGGTAGACAGTGTACTCTTGCCACTTATCACCCATCTGGTCAACGAAGTCAACGCTCGAAGATTCATCAACAGATGTAATCTTGCGGCGGCGCTTGTAGGAAAGCATGAAAGCTGGCTCAATTCCAGAGGTTGTCCTCGTGAGGCAGGAGACAGAACCGACAGGCGCCGTAGTTGTGAGTGCAATGTTTCGACGGCCCGTGGTCTGCCAAAGCTTTTTCGTCTCTAAGCCGCATGCATCCATGATCTGGTTGATGTACGGATGGTCTTTCTCCTTGGTGTAGTCAAAGACTGGGAAAGCACCACGCTCAGCGGCGAGCCTGCATGACATCTTGTGAGCACCCATTGCAAGATGCTGGTAGATGGCTGCGGTCATTTCAATCGAAAGGTTTGACCCGTATTGAACATTAAGGGCTGCGATTGCATCGCCAAGCCCAGTGATTCCAAGGCCCGTTCTTCTTCCGTTGAGACCTGCAGCGCGGATCTTCTCCCAAAGGTCAAGCTCAATTTGCTTTACGCTCGCCGGCTGCGGATCGTTCTTGATCTTCTCTAGAATCCGGTCAACGCACTCGACCTCAAGATCGACAAGATCATCCATGAGCCTTTGTGCACTACCAACTGTAGCAGTAAAGCCATCGTAATCGAACTTTGCGTTGGATGTGAACGGATTCAGCACGAAAGAAGTAAGGTTGACAACCATGAGACGACAAGAATCATACGGGCTGAGTGGGATTTCGCCGCATGGATTCGTGGAGATCGTCTTGTAGCCTGCATCTCGGTAGCAGTCCACGATTCCCTTGTTTACTACTGTGTCCCAAAACAGAGCACCCGGCTCAGCAGAGGCCCATGCAGCGTCCACAAACTTATCCCAGACCTGCTTTGCGTCAACCATCTTGGTGATCTCAGCATCTTCAGGATTTGCCTCGACTGGCCAGCGAAGACAGAAGCCTGTATTGCTCTCAACAGCCTTCATGAACTCGTCAGTGAAGCGGATGGAGATGTTGGCGCCGGTCACCTTCTTCAGGTCGCGCTTGATGTCGATGAATGTCTCGATCTCCGGGTGTCGACAGTCGATAGTGAGCATGAGAGCGCCGCGGCGCCCGCCCTGGGCTACCTCACGACACGTATTGCTAAACCGCTCCATGAAGACGCCAATGCCATCAGTGGTTCGAGCTGCATTTGACGTGGGCTGTCCTCTGGGTCGAATGTTCGAGATATCCATTCCAACTCCACCACGTCTCTTCATGATCTGGACCTGTTCCTGGTCAGCGAAGAGAATGCCACCGTAAGAGTCGTGTGGCTGGTCGATCACAAAGCAATTAGATAAGCTCTGCAGCTGGTGGCCGTTTCCAATTCCTGCCATCGGAGAACCTTGCGGAATAACTTTCTGGAAGTTATCGAACAACGAGAAGATCTCATCCTCAGTCATTGGATTTGGATACTTTGCCTCAATTCTAGCAAACTCCCTGGCTAGACGGATGTGCATCTCACGAGGAGTTGACTCAGCTTTTCCGCGCTCGGGGTCGCGTAAAGCATATTTTGTAAAAACATCGCAGGCGAGAGTGTCGCCATCAAAATACTCAAGTAATTCTCGACTATGTGACATGATAGATCTCCTGATACTCAAAACTTAGTTGCCGTTAACTTCTTTCCACTTTTGCTTGAGCAGATCTTTTGCGCTCACTCTGGAAGATTTGATAACTTCATCAAGCGACATCTCAGAAGAATCATTGATAGTTTCAAACCTCGATGTCGCCGTATTGATCTTAATTGGAAAAAGAATTCCGTCTCTTCCGGCACGATTTTTTGCAACAAACATTCTACCAACACCTGTTGATTTCTCGACAGGCTTTCTAGAAATCGATAGAACGACGTCTGCTACCATGGCCTTTCCGTATGCCTCAGACATGTTTTCAAGACCAACAATGTCTGAGTTTGAAGCATCTCTATTTGCCTGAGATGCTGTCCAAATCGGGACGCTCATTTCCATGGCAAGATTACGAAGCTCTTCATAAATAAGCTTTAATTCATGTCGAAGAGAATCCATCTTTCTCGAAGATCGCATAATGTCAGCATAGTCAATGATGATAACGCTTGGCACAAAGCTCTTGAGAAGAAGCTTTTCAATGTGATTGCGTAGCGTCTGGACCGAAGCAGATCCGGTTGGGTATTCTTTGATGATTAGCCTCCCAAGCTCTGCAGTCTTATAGAATCCGAGAACTTCTTCCTTTCTGTCGATAATTTCATTGCTTGGAATCTGGGTGAAATTAGAATCGTATCTAAGTCCAACCGCAGATTCACTAAGCTCGAATGTATAGTGCACAACATTCTTGCCGCGGCGGAGAGCCTCAGAGCCAACGGAGACTAGGAAGTGAGACTTTCCAGTACCAGTATTGCCGACAGCGACTCCAAGCTCTCCGCGTCCTAGACCTCCGTTAAGAATGTCAGGAGCATCAATAGCAGCGATTCCAGTTGGACAGGGAACTCTCTTTGTCCTGACAAATCTTGCCTCAACATCTTCGAAGAAGTCATGACCGATAGAAGCAGGAGTTCCTGCAGACAAAGCATTCTTCATGAGACTCATGACAGAGTCAATATTGTCTGTTGCAATGAGCTCTACTGCCTTCTCGAGAGCCTCCTTCATGGCCTGCTTGCGGCAGAAGTCAAGTGTCTTGTCCTTGACGTACTGGAGGTCACCGACATCAGGATTAACCCTCATCCGCTGCAAGAAGTCAATGATCTGATCTCGAAGAATCGTATCTTTGCCTTCGCGAAGCTCATCTCTTACGATTGTGATCAGAAGAGGAAGAGTTGGAAAATCCTTATACTTCTGGTAGTACGTGAAGTACCTGTCAGAGAGAAATTCTAGGTACTTGAGATCGAAGAAGCTCGGAGTCATAATCTCCGTCATTTGGGTTGCCCAGCTTCGATCTGTCAAGAAGGCCTGGAAGATCTTCTCTTGAAACTGCTTGCCGTACTGCTTGAAGTAATGTGTCGGTTCAATATTCATTTTGTTTCGATTTGGGATAGTGAGTTGAAGAACCTGTCTGCATCGAAGGTCTGGATCCCGTTCGAGATGAGACTGCGAATGAAGTCTATTTTATGGCGGCTAGGGGCTGCTTGTTCAATAATACCCTCTACTCTTGTGATCTGAGTTGCTGAGATGTTTGCAGTATCGAGATACACAAGTTGCCAATTCCTGCTAACCAATTCTAGCGATTCCTTGATGCTCTTTACACACTTCGTTTTGTCTCCCGACTCAATTAGCAAATCAACTCGTGCCATGAACTCATCGACCCTCACCGTCGCAGCCAGTGATAGCTCTGGGAACTTCTTCGCCAATGTCTTAAAACCTACACCCTCGACACCCGGTATGCAGTCAGACTGGTCCCCACACACAGATTTCGCAAGTGCAAAGTTGTTCGGGTGGATGCCGTACTTTTCGATTACGTCAGCCTCTTGGACCATCTTCTTCCAGGTCGGAGACCACACCATAGACCCGTCAGATATTAGCTGATAGTAGTCGTGATCTGGGCTAAGAATGACTTTTAGGTCTTCCTTGTGGTGGTACCTAGAGATGTAACCAATGACATCGTCGGCCTCGCAGTCAGGAACATACACCTGGACGATAGGCGAGTGCTTCAGGAGATTGACTATCTGCTTTACTTGATTGTCTCTTGTCCCGATAGTCTGCGGAATGTCGTCCTCGTAGAACCTGTTCAAGCGAGCAGATCTTCTGTTGCCCTTGTAGTCTGGAAAGATTGCACGTCTCCGAGGCGATCCGCCGCTCTCCCAGACCAAGTAGACCTTCCTCGGGCGAAAACGCTCGCAAAGCGATCGGATCTCATTAAGAGTTCCGATCACTCCGCCAATGTGGTCACCGTTAGTAGATACAGTAGGGTTAGCCACAAAGTGCCGCAGAAAAGTCCCCATGCCATCGACAAGGAGAACAGTCCTGCGGGTTAAATCACTCATCAGATTCGTCTTCGGCTGAGTCGACTGCTGAGAGGTCTCCTGTTCTCACCATGACTTCTGCAACTAAGTCATCAACATAAGTCTTGTACTGTGGATCTCTCATGATCTCACCAAATTCAGACTTGTGGAACTTCTTTTCAATCAAGGACTTTCCCTGAGAAACAGAAGTTACCGAGAGAACTTTCCATGCTCCTGTGCCGGAAACGCAGACAATATTGTCTCCGATCTGTCTCTCTCCTGCGTCTCGTAGGACATCAAAGATCTCCTCGTGCTCAAAGATTCCTTTTCCAAAGTGGATCTGGAAGTTTGCCATTCTGAATGGAGGTGCAACTTTGTTCTTTACAGTCTTTGCAGAGACATTGATTCCGATAATTTCACCCTCTTTGTTCTGGATCTGTTGGCCAGCGCCCAGTTTGATACGAACCGAGGAGTGAAAAGGAATAGCCATGCCACCCGGCGTTGTGGTAGGGTCTCCGTGCATGACTCCAATCTTTGTACGAATCTGATTGAGACAAATCATGAGAACGGACTGGTCACCGATGACACCTGTGATCTTGCGCATGCCCTTTGAGATCGAGCGTGCTTGGAGACCGATAGTGTCTTTGTCATAGTCTCCGAGAAGCTCTGCTTTTGGAGAGCTTGCAGCCACTGAGTCCCAAATGATTGTAATCGGGACATCCTTTGCCATCGCCTTGGCTTTCATTATCGTCTTTTCTGCTACATCGAAAACTTCCTCTGTGCAGTGCGTGTCAACGTAGACAAATCGCTTAGAGACATCAACTCCAAGTGCATTCAAGTTCTCAACTGAGGTTGCATTCTCAGTGTCGATGTAGACGACAATTCCGCCCATCTGCTGGGTAGAACGTGCAATCTGCGTTGCAATATGAGACTTTCCAATCGAAGGAGGCCCGAAGATCTCCACAATGCGACCCTCGGGAAGGCCGCCGCTTCTGCGATTCGAGACGATGTAATCAAGAAGCGTAGAGCCAGTAGAAATCCACCGCTTTACATGCGTAGGTGATGCATCTTCTGTCAGATTGTAAGCTATCTTGGAACCGTGCTCTTTGTTGAGAGACTTAATAAGCTCTGACGTAAAGTCATCATCTTTGGTTTTAATCATGTTTCTCCTAACAAACACTATAACAGGACAAGGATCAAAATTACAACCCTTGTCCTGTGAATTCTAGAACTAGAAGAGAGCTATCAGCTGTCGATTAGATCAGCAAAAGCATCGTCGATGGATCTGTAGTTTTCTCCACCTGCATTCCGCTTCTTTTGAGCAGGAGCATCCTCGCTGTCAGAAGTGGTCATCTGTACTGCAGGACCGCCCTTCGAGGTTCCCTCAGAACCGTCAGGCATGCCATTATTGATCCAGTCATTCACAATCTTGCTAAGCTCATCAGAAGACTTGAGCTCAAACATCTTAGAAACGTCTGGGATGTTACCGAGCCACTGCTTAGCGGTTCCGGTGTTAGTGCTCAGAGCAGAAGACTTACCACGAGGCATGACCTCAGTCTCAGAGTACTTCTTGCCAGGTGGCTTGAAGCACTTCACCTTCACATCGCGACCGCTCTCAGGATCGGTAATGTCACCGTAGTCCTCGTCAAGCATGATGCCGAGTAGCGACTGGTAGACCTGCTTACCGAATGCCCAGAGCTGAACACCCTTGTCTTCCTCACCGCGAACGATGACTGGAGCATAGCAACGCATCTTCGGGTAGAGCTTCTTGGCGAGCTCGTAGGACTCCTTGGTACCTTCATCCTTCAGCTTGCGGATCAGATCCTGAATGGGATCTGGCTTGCCGTACTGGTAGGGAGCAAGAAGACCTGGATTGTTACCGATGTTGTAGTAGAACCAGAGCTCCTTGAAAGGCTGTCCGTCGTTGTCTGGGAAGCTAAGGAGGCGGACAGTGTATTCCTCGCCCTCCTTGGGCTTCCACGACGAGGAGCTCTTCTTGTTGTTGCCGGAAAGATTGTCAAGTCGCTTCTTAAGTGCATCAAAATTAATAGACATGATTAGTTTGTTTTCCTTTTTTTGTTGTTAACTCTTAACTTCGAAGGATGTTAGAGCTAGGTAGATTTAACGAATAAAGTAGTAGTTGTTCAAAAGATTATGCACGTCCGCGTGCTGTCTTTACGGGGTCTTCTAGGAATTCACCTCCTGCTGCGCGAGCCATCTTGTCATAGAAGTCTCTCGGATTAGACGGGCCTTTCACGGGGCCAGTATAGCCCGCGACTGCGCCTGTCGCCGAGAACTCTGTCTTGATTTTCAACTTCTTCTTGCGACCTTCGTCGATTAGATCCTGGACGTACAAGAAGTCTTCGAAGCCGTCGTTTGAGTCCTCATTCAAGCGAAGCTTAAAGCCTCTCGGAAGCTTCCTCGGTCCTGCAAGCTTGCTAGTGAGAATATTCTCAATATTCGCCCTGTAGTCTGGCATTCCGACGAAATTACCATTCTCATCGTAAGCCTGCTGCGCTTCATAGTCCGGAACTAGAAGTGACATACGACCAACAAAGGTGCTATCAGCAGCGCCTGTTGGAGAAGCCTGAATCTTTCCGGGCGTCCTTGGTCTTCCGATCTTTTGGAGAGCCCCGTCGCCTCCTCCAAATGCTCCTGCCCACGGGACAGCCCTTCCACGGCTTGAGTAGTGGCCAACTGCTGATGCTTTCTCTTGATTTTTCACATAGCTAATTAGGTCCGCTCTTGAGCTGTTACTATCCTGTCGGAGTAGGAAAGAAGCGAAGAGAGGTCACCTTCGTACCCTGCATAGAACTTCTGCTCATCAGAGAAGAATCCAAGCGATGCAATTGCAATCCACTCCTGGGGAGTTAGATTAACTCCAAAAGACTGGAGAAGCCACATGGCCCTGTGAGTGTGAGTCATCTTGGTGCACTGCGGGTTATACGTGTAAAGATTGCCACGATCTCTGTGCCAGTCTGAGCTCTGCTCGATGTAGTAGCTGTTTTCAAGATCTCCGAGCCGACCAAACTCATGAACGAGACCACACATGACGATGGAAGAAAGCGGGATGTCAAGGCGGGAAGCTTCAGCTGTCGTCTTCATTGCTTTGACAACATTAATGCTGTGGAGCATAAGCCCACCTGGTGCCGCTGTAGATCTCTCATTCCTGTCGAACGCAGGGCAGGTTACGAACCTCTCCCCAAGCGTTTCAACAAGATTTTTAACAGACTGCGATCGATCATCGAGCAGTCCAACAAGCTTCATGTAGGAATTATAGACTTTCTCAATATCTTGCATTAGTAAAGCTCCTTGATCTTCATGGGAAATCTGTAGTTCTTGGATTCCAGAGTGAAACCCTCGTCAACAATCTTATTCAAGAAAGACATGTGTTCAAGGCTGACATCCAGGATGAGTGAGTCATGGATTAAGAAGTGCGGAGAAAAGTGCGCACCGGATGATTCGAGCCTGTCAATGACGCTGTTGAAGCCTTGACAGGCAACATCGACAGCGGTCGACTGGACAAAGTGAGATACCCACGCTGCCTGATCGCACTTGATTGGGCGTCCGAATCCGTTTAGAATTCCATCTGCGCTATCATTGACCTCGATAATTCGTTCGAGAGCAAGAACACCTAAAGCGTTCCTAATCTTGTCAAAGAACTCAGCGGCCCGAGGAATCTGGCGGTACTTAGAGCGAAAGGTATTCCTGGACATCCCGTAACAAGCAGACATAACAGCCACTTTTACTATGTCTCTTTCAACACCGGATCCAGCGCCTACCTCGGCATAGATGTCATCTGATCCCGCAGCAACGCCTGAAAAGCAGCGAAGCGTATGAGGCTCAAGAGCAGTGAAGTCAACCTGGAGAAGCTTTCCGTGCTTAGGCCTGAGAAGACGTCTAAAGTCTCGAGGTAAAGTGAGGATGTTAAGACCAGACTTGACAGTTAGCCTGCCTGTGCTAGAAGACAAGGGATCGTATTCCGAGAAGACTGCATGCTGACCTCGAAGGTGCGAAACACGGTCGTCTGTCGAGCAGGCAATATAGTCATCGTCTGTCAGCGCCGGTTGCAGTCTGTCTATCAGTCGAAGCACATGTTGAAAGTCGTTACAGAAGTATTTTTCTCCGTGCTGGACCAAGAACTGCGAGGCAAACCAAGAGTTTACCCGATTTATGGCATCCTGCAAATCAGAGCGACTCATGATCATGGAAGCGGGAGGTGTGACACCCCAGCTATTCCAAAAGCTTATATGCTTCTTTGAGACTATCTCTGGAACTTCATCAGATAGTGCTCGACATGCAAGCTCTATTGACATGAACTTTTCTTTCGATCCAAGAGTCCAGACATCCGCAGCAGGCGGCTCTGTCGAGACTTCACCGGATTCTGAGATGTAGATGTCTTTTTTGATGCCGAGTAGGGCTTTATTGATGCACAGCACAAGAAATATTAGCGTGCATACGCTAGAATTACAAACGCTATTTGCTAGTAGCGGAAGTGAACTTCTTAAGTGCCCTCTCGAGCTTGGTTGAAACACCCCTGACAGTTCCTCCGCTCGTGGGAGCCAGAGATACCGACGTTGTAAAGTTTCCTCTGTTATCAATGTTGTGAGAAACAGAAGACACAGAGTAGACGTTGTCCAGAGTTGTGCCCGTGCCGAGGTCAACAAACAGATTCTGTCCGCGGCTTACAACTGGGCAACCAGGCATGTTGAAAGAAAGCTTTGCAGGAATAACTGTAATATCTTCGCCTGCAGTCTCAGTCATGGTCTCTTGCTGAGCACCGTAGACTCCCCTGAGTGCTTCCATAAGCTGTGCCTGAGCGACGTCTCCAGAAGTGCTCGTAGCAATATTAACTCCGCTCACAACAGAGTTTCCTGATCCAATCTTCAGAGAAGGATAGAGCTTTCTCAGTAGATTTCTAACAAACTTTATGTCGTCACGAGCTCCAGTGGAAATCTGTGCAAGACCAGCTGTCGTGCTGTCAACTTTAGGCTGATAGGTTGATAAGTCCTCAGATGCTGCACCTAGAATGCTAGCAAGCTCTGACAGGGTGGTGCAGGCGTCGTCGTAGATAATGATTTTGCATATGCTAATCTCTCGACCGTCGACTGTCTTCTTGAGCGGCTGCAGGACCGATTTAACCCTAGGGACAGTAAACACCGGGTCTTCAACTGTGACGCCTGGGTAGACTTGCGCATAGATTCCTGTAAGCTTCGATGTCAGCTGTGCTTCAGCCTTGCTTTCATCAGCCGTCTTTTCTCCGGAAGGAGCAACTCCAGCGCCGTCCTGCTGCTTTCGAGCTTCTTCTGCTTTTTTGCGAGACTCTTGGATGGCTTGCACAGCATCACTTACGCCAAATCCCGCATTGTGAGGATTAGAGCACTCCTTTAGGATTGCATTGAGCATCTCAGCAGTGCTATACACCTTGCTGTTTGTCATGGCTGTGTCGTATGAAAGCCGCTTTTTTAGATTTTCCATGTCGACCGGACACACGGATATCGGAAGCTTAGACAGGTATCCGGCGCGGTCGTTGAAAGAGAAGCAGTGGACCTGAACTTCGTCGAAGACTGTTGAGCTGGCAAGCGGCGCAAGAACAAATCGAGAGATCAGCTGGGATGATGCTACAAATTTACCCTCTTTGTGGTTGGCTCTAAAGTTGGTTGCAAACGAGAAAGTCTTTCCATTGGCCATCTTATCGAAAAATGGATCACCAAAGCTAGAATTGATGCCAAGAGACTCAGCAGCAGAGATCATTTTCTCTTGAATCTTGTTTGGATTTAAATCAGAATTAGCAGAGATCGTGTTGGTTGTTATTGCGTCTTTGATCTCAGTAAGCGCTCTTTTCACATTGGCATCTTCTTTGTAATTTTGCGATCTATTGACAGCATCGACAATATTGACAAAAAGCGATCTCTCAACCATCCTGCCCGCGGAGGTCGAAGAGTCAAACTGCAGTGTGCCCTTTGGAAAGATGTCGGGGAACTGCGTGAGGGTCATGTTGTTCAAATACTGGAGCACTGTCTTTACAGATATCAACTGTCCTGTGATGCACGGGACTGCAAGTATGGCTTTGTCTGCAAGCGAAACAAGCTTGAGTGAAATCTCAGCAGACTGATCTTTGATCGACATGTTGTACCCAGCAACTGTGTACACCTGCTTCATCTTCATCAGGTTCAAAAATCTACCAACTGCTGTTCCATTCACAGGATCGGAGTCTGGG